CCATATAGTGCATGGATGATTAAAATGACAAGCCTTATAGAGAACATCTTCTCTTTCGTCATTTAACTTCCAATATTGTACTCTTACTTTACCAGACTTAGATAGTCTTCTTTCCATAGTACCATCAAGCATACGATGTACTGTGGATAACATTTGTGCTGATTCGACAATCATTTTTGGCACATGTTTATCGCATTGCATTTGTGCTGCTATCACTGGATCATTATCTAATATAAACAAATTCATAATGTAAAATGAGAGGCCGTAAGGCCTCTCGGCCTGTTCCTCCTAAACTGCTTTTATGTCATTCAACACGTGAGACATGTAATCAATCTTTTTACCCATCTTATAAGCTAATACATGCTTCCCTTTTTTAATTAATCTTTTTTGATAATATTGTGCTTCAGAAATATCTTTCTTCAGTCTTTCAATTTGAATAAAACTCATAGGCATTCTCCAAATATGGTTAATTAATTTTAATATTATCATAATATAAGTGTAGATGATGATCACCTCCTTATTTTTTAATCAAGTTAGGAAAGGCATCCTGAACTAATTTCTTCGTGATGCCCTTGTATTTTAGCGACTTATCTTTTGCCGCTATAAGCAATTCGGCTTCGTCTCCATGTAGTGACTCTAATAAACTTAAAAACATTCCTTCTCTTCTTAAAGGTTGTACACTATTTGCAACTGGACCCTTAAAGAAGTATTTAAATCTTCTATGTGCTCTATGTAAACTGGTATATTCATATCCAGCTGGTGCATCGTCTTTTCGATATGTTGGAGCTCCACTTGGTAATACTGTAACCACATCGTCATCAAATGCGATTCTTAACATATCAAGTAATGCTGGTGATCTATTTTGTCTAAGGAAAGCGACTCTTTCCTCTTTTTTAGATAATTTGGAAGCTTGTTCCAAAACTTCTGATATTAATTTTTTAGCCATTGTAAAATTCCTCCACGACTTCAATCAAATTGTTACATCTTTTCTTTATTAAATAATTTAATACTTTCATATTTGGCGTTTTTGTTTGCCCATTAAAATTATTTATAATGTTTTGTTGCACATCTTCTGGAATATCTGTTAAATCAATAAGCTTTTTATTTCTTTGATAATTACGATATATCTCTTCGTCCATCACTTCTCTTAAATTATCTGATTGATCCAACCATTCAGCTATTTTTGTTTTTCTTAGAGGAGTTTGTTGTCTTTCTGTGACAAATGTATCATCAGGAGAAAGCACATTAGGTATACCATCACCGCTATCTCCTCTCATAACATGATTAAATAGATACATTCTTGGGTTTGGATCTGTAACTAATTTCTTTTGTATAGGACTATATTGTTTGACATTATTAAACTTTTGTAATTGAATAAAATCTTTATCTGACGATATAATCATAACAGGTTCACCCATACCAAACTCTTGTGTTTGCATTGTAAGAGTTCCAATAATATCATCTGCTTCTACACCTTCCATATGAATTACTTTATATGGTAAATAATCTCTGATCTCATCTCTTACAAGATGCAGAATTCTAAATATTTCAGTCCAATCTTGAGATGATTCATCGCGATTCTTTTTACGATTTGCTTTATAGAATGGATAAAATTCTTTACGCCAAGTATTCATACCATCGGCACAAATAACCATTTCTCCATATTCATCTCGATATCGTTTATTATACATGCGAATACTATTTAGTATCATATGTCTTATCATATTTTCATCATTTAATTTTTGCACTATAATATTACTTAGTGCTATTTGGCTATAATCAATCAGTATCATCTGGCTCCTCCGGCTCAAATATTATCTCATATTCTTTTTGTAAATCTATTTTGGCTTGATCGTTTTGAGTTGATAAGAGTTTAATTTTTGTATATACTCTATCCATTTCTCTATGGAGAGCATGAGGCATACCATAATATCTGTTAAACATTGCATTTAACATATTTACCACTACAAACATATCACGAGATTCCTGGATTGTTTCATCGCGAAAATTCATATCCATAAAATCTGGTGATACTTCACCTGTATTAATAAACTCTTCCAATACCTCTAATAAAAAATGAGAAGCTTCAATACATTCATCATTATAATGATTTAATGTATTGGTTTCATCTTTGTATTCTTTCCGCATCTCACGCTTTTGAAGCTCTTCTTTTGATGGGAATTTATAAATTTTTGCCATAATAATATATTATTATACCATATAATTAGTCATTTGTACACATGTTTTTTAAACTTTTTGCACCTATTCTACAATTGATTATACCGTTATAATATTCGTCTGATAATAATACTTCTCTATCAAATTGTTCTTTTGTTTCCATATAGGCACATTCACCTTTTGTTTTACAGAGATGAAGTATCTCTCGATGATAGAAGTCTTTACCGTGTTTATTAACTTCTTCATTCAGATGTTTATTAGAGCCATAATAGTCTCTCCAATCTGATTCTACTTTAAGCTTTTTTCTGCGTTTACGAGTCTTTGTGATTGGTAATGTTTTAGAACTCCAAAAAAACTTCTTACCAATATATTTTTTACCAGTACCTAGATGTGTTATACAATAGACAAAACCATACCAAATATCTGGAGTAAACTCTTCTGGTGGCTCAAATTTTCTGCCTTTGTATATCCAATCATTCATCAAAATTTAGTTCTTCCATATCATCATCTGTAGGTTCACCACAATGAGGGCAGAAGTTTATTTTAACGTCTCTTTCGTCTGGTTTGATTACTATTCTATTATAACAATATTCGCACTCTAAAATCATGAAAGATGTTCTTTTAATTGTACATATCCACCAATTTTTTGACCATCTACTATAATCTGTGGAAATGTTCTGGCTCCTGGAAATGTTTCCATTAACTCTTCTCTTGAAAAGTCTTCACCAAAAAGTTTATATTCGAAATCGAGTCCCTTTTGCTCGCATAATGCTTTGGCCATATCGCAATAAGGGCATTGTGTTTTACCGTATATTTCAATCATACTAATACTCCAATTAATTTAAATGATAATAACATAAATCCAAAGACTGCTATTTGAACTAATGACATAATAACTACTTGTTTCATTGGATGTACATCTACAATTCTTTCTATCCATGCCTCACTTGGCGACAGATTAACAGCCTGTAAAATTTTCTTACTCATAGACTTAATCCTTTAAATGTATCTTCTGATACATCTTGTTTTACTCCACCCACCACATAACTACTTATTTCAGTTTCTTGTGGTGCTACTTGAACATTACCACCTGATATCCATTTTTCTGTCCAAGGTAGTGGATTCATTTGTGGAACTGTATAGGGACAATGTAAACCAATTGCTCTCATTCGTTTACAACCAATCCATTCCACATAATCTTTTAATATACTTTCATTAAGTCCTATCATAGAACCATCTTTAAATAAATAATGAGCCCATTCTTTTTCTTGTTCTATTACATTAGTAAATAACTTAATTGCTTCTGGTTCCATTTCTTTTGCAATCTTTGCAATCTCTGGATCTTCTTTGAGAAGATTTTTAATCATGACTGTTGTACCAGCAAGGTGAGTATTCTCATCTCTTGCAATAAACTTAATAATCTTTGCGTTACCTTCCATCTTCTTAAGCTCGGCAAATGCCCAACTGCAGGCGAAGGAAACATAAAATCGTATTCCCTCTAGAGCATTTGCCGAAAGCAAACACATCCATAACGATCTTTTATGTTCACGTTTGTTTGTTGCTGAATTATTATTAATTATGAGATCATCATAATAATATGCAATATCATTACCACATTCAAGTATTTCTTTTACATCTAAGAGTTCATCAAAAACTTTACTTGGATCAGCATAGATATTTCGAATAATATGTGTATATGATCTACTATGAATTGTTTCAAAGAATGACCATGTTTCTATCCAGTTTTCTATTTCAGGTAACGAACATATAGGAAGGAAAGCAATGTTCGGGGCCCTGCCTTGAACAGAGTCCAATAGAATTTGACGTTTGAGGTTCGAGGTAAAGATGTGTTGTTCGTGTGGCGTGAGTTCATGAAAGTCCTTTTTATCTTTTGATACATCAACTTCTTCTGGTCTCCAAAAGAAACCAAGTTGTTTATCTGTAATCTTTTCTATCTGAGGGTATTTGACTTGATCGTACCTTGCGATGTCTACACTCTCATCAAAGAACATATTACGTTCTAAATGTGATTTTTTATTTCTCTTCAGTATTCCCATCTATTTTCCATTCAATTTTTTCTTTTAATGCCACTTGGCATCCTTGTATATAATCTCTATCCTCTTCAGAAAGGACACTCCAACAATATGTTACTCTATCTAAAAAATCATCTACGGTAATAGGATCAATCAGATGCATTTGTTTTTGCATCATGATCTCTAGAATTTCCATACGCAATTCTATCTTTTCACGTAAAGTATTTTTTTCTATATCTTGCATGACTCGCAATCATCCTCATCTTCGATTTGTGGGGTTGTTCCACTATCGTATGTATGATGTTCGTCTTCTTTCATTTCTCCAGCACCGTCGAATGTATTAAAATAATATAATTGCTTTAATCCATACTTATAAGCTGTCACCAAATCTTTAATCATTACAGACATTGGAACCTTATGGTCCTCAAAATGTTCTGGATTATAAGATGTATTGACGGATATTCCTTGGTCGATATATTTCTGTAAGATGCCACATATGGCCAAGTATCCTTCTGGTGATTTTTGATCCCATAAGAGATCATACTTATTTTTTAGATGATGATATCCAGGTACTACCTGTGCCATTACACCATCTTTACTTTGTTTGTACGATACCAAAGCTCTTGGTGGTTCAATACCATTCGTACTATTACTTATTTGAGCGGATGTTTCAGCAGGCATTAATGCCATTAACGTAGAGTTTCTGATACCTGTATCTCTGAGTTGCTTTCGCAAAGCTTTCCACGGTAAACGTTCTCTTCTAGCTACTAGTGTATCTATCGCTTCTTTATAAGTATCGATAGGAAGTATTCCTTTAGAATATTTCGTATCATTATTATATATTATTTTTCCTTTTTCAACAGCAAGGTTTGCAGAACTTTTTATTAAATAATATGACCAAGCTTCAGCATATTCATCAATAATATTATATGCTGATTCATCATATTTTAATCCTCGTTTTGCAAGGAAATATGCAAGGTTTATAATACCAACACCGAGAGGGCGTCTACCAAGAGTCCCTCGTTCTGCAGCTGAAATTGGATACCCTTGATAGTCAAGTAACTCATCAAGAGCACGCACAGTAAGATCGCAATATTTTTCAAATTCAGATGGTTCATTTATAAGTCCCCAATTGATTGCTGAAAGAGTACAAAGAGATATTTCTCCATCTCTATCATCGTAACTATTTAATGGTTTGGTTGGTAGATCTATTTCACAACATAGATTACTCATTTTAATTGGAGCAACCTTAGGATCAAATGCACCATGATCATTTGCATGGTCTACATTCATAAGATATATTCTACCTGTATCTTTTCTTTCTGTTAAAAAAGATGAAAAGACTTCAATAGCTGGTAATGTTTTCTTTCTAATACTATGAGCTCTTTCATACTTCTCATAAAGTTCTTTAAACTTATCTTGATCAGCAAAGAAAGCATCATATAATCCTGGTGTATCATTAGGATCGAAGAAGGTTATATTACCTCCTGATAATAGCCTTTCGTACATGAGTTTGTTAAACTGAAATGCATAGTCCATATGACGAACTCTTGTCTCTTCAGTACCTTTATTATTTTTCAATACAACTAAATCTTCAAACTCATAGTGCCAAACTGGTAAGTAAACTGTGGCCGCGCCTCCTCGTACACCTCCTTGGGAGCAAGACTTCACAGCTGATTGAAAATACTTTAGGAATGGTATTAATCCTGTATGAACAACTGACCCATCACCAATCTTGGCACCTAGAGCTCTGATTGAACCTGCACCGATACCTATACCCGCTTTCTTACTTATGTACTTAACGATACTAGTACTAGTAGCATTGATAGAGTCCAAGCTATCCCCAGACTCAATAAGAACGCAAGATGAAAATTGGCGGGTTGGTGTTCTGACTCCTGCCATAATCGGCGTCGGTAACGATATATAAAATTGCGATATCGCATCGTAATACTCCTTGACATATTTTAATCTATTTTCTTTATACTTTGCAAATAGTGTAATTGCAATCATCATATACAAGATCTGAGGTGTCTCATATATTTGTTTTGTTCTACGGTCCTGAACTAAATACTTACCACGAAATTGTTCCATACCTGCATAGGTAAAAGAATCATCTCTATCGTGTTTAATATAATTATTTAATTCGTTGAGTTCTTCTTCAGTATAATTCTTAAGCACCTCATTATCATATACACCTAATTCTACATTTTTATTAATAATTTCAAAAAGGTGTGGAACCTCAAATTGATTATAAGCTTCCTTTCTCATTTTGTATGAGATTAAACGAGCTGCGACAAACTGATAGTTAGGTGTGTGATCTGAAATAAGTTCTGCTGCTGATTTAATTAATAACTCATGAATATCATAAGCATTTATTTTATCAAACAATTGAATGTTAGCCTTTAATTCTATCTCAGACATTGATACACCTGATATATCTTCAATGGCCCATTCTAAAACTCTATGTACTTTTTCTAAATCAAATGGTTGTATTGTACCATCTCTTTTTGTGACATTAATAGTTGTTGTTGCATTCATAATATTATATATTATACCACAAATCCGCAGATTTGTACACTGTTATTTTTTAATTTTTAATCTTCTTTCGACTTCTTCTAGACGAGCAGATACAAGTGGGTATTTTTCATGGAATTTTTGATCTTGTTTAATAAGATCTATTCCAAGTTTATCCTCGCACCACTTGTCAAGTTTGAGTAGATGAGGATGTAGAAAAGATAAAGCTGATGTAGTTAACAGCTTTGTGAGAATTGCTTTGAATACTGCTACAAGAATACTAATCATTTTTCTTTATAGCTGCACCAACACCTTTTTCATCACCAATAGTCACATCGCGATAATATACCACGACTTCACCAAGTTCACGAATATATCTTCTAAGCTCTTGCATATTAACAGACATG